TGTGGTGTACGAGTCTGCTGACCCGTCAATTCATTCAATCCACCCATCGTGCGAGTGATGTATGACTGAGTAATCGGCCCCCAATTAGCAGGGTTTGTGCCGCCATGATACTCAGCAAACGCCTTGCTCTTGTCACCCTTGTTGCGATCCAGCGAGTCTTTTAAGAAACGTCCCGCTACCTCTGCCGCATTCTCTGGACTAAGGTATGGGTCAATCCCATAGGCTTTGATGGCCAGATTTCTTGCCGAGGGGATGATCTGGTAAGGAGTGCGTGCATCCGCTGATGACACCTGATCGTTATTGCTGCGCTCACCATAAAGTAAGACTGCACGCAACATCCCATCAGGCAAGCCGAGCTTTTTCTCGGTAATTGCTGACAGGTTAGACCAGTATGGGTCTTTATACGAATTCGGGACGGGTGTGGCCATTATTGTCCTGCCGGATTAGCGTATTTCATGTAGGACGCTCCAGACGATGTCTTAGCATTGGCTTGTGCAATTCCTATGTCTTTTGCCTTTTGATCTATAAATTGACGGGAAAAATCAATAAAAGACGAACCCTTTGGAACTTTAATTCCACCAATATCAAGGTCTGATTTCGCTCGACCGAGATTTCCATTTGAAAAAACCCAATCGGCTTTTGCGCCCTCACTTGCTGCTTCGTATTGCTGCATCTTTGCCATGCCTCGTAAAAATGAGGCGATGGTCGCAGGGTTTGCATTCTCTGGAGGGATGCCCTTCAATGCCAGCTCAATATCCTTGTCCGTTGCCACGCCTGGGGGTAAAGACTTGATCGCAGCAGAGTTGCGAATCCTTGTGTATTCATTCTTCAACTGAGTGACTGCGTCTTGATTACCAGTAATCGACTTCAGCGTTTCAGAAAACTTGCCTGCAATACCTGATGTCCCTGCTGCTTGCTCAATCTTTGTGGCTAAATCAAGCGTATTGCCTGCGGCCTGCTCTAGCGCAATACTAGTTGGCACAGCCGTATTGATAATTTTGATTGCGCTATCGTCTAGCTTTGTTTCCTTTTGACCATACTCCAAAAGTTTTGCTTGTACGTCACTTTCTAATCTATCTCTGTCTAAATTCAATCTGCTGCTGCGATCAGCAATAATGCTTCGAGTATTCTGATTTTCTAGAGAAAGTTTTATAGGCAGATTGGCTGTTTCTATTTGTGCGCCTGTTGCCTCGGCTTCTGCTTTAAGTACGCCAGATGGTGCAGTCTGCGCCTTGGTGGTCGACTCAATGACCTTATCGCCACCAGGCAAACTTGCAAGCATTATGCCAAGCGTCTTTTTAGCTGCATTAGGGTTTGCTCTCGCCAACTCTGCATAATCTCTATATGCCCTAGATTGCGCTAGATTTCCTTTATTAGCCTCAGCTGTCGCTCTGGTTTCCAATAAGTTGATAGCAATCTGAGGCTGATCTGCTGAAATTGCTGCTAACACTTGGCCAGAGAATAGCAATTGATTATCTTGCACCTCTTTGCTGCCCATTTCAAATGTCTTACGCACGCTTTCCATTTGCTGTGGTGGTAGCAGGAAAGACAACCGCTGATAATCTTTTGCAGTCGGATTGGGGTTTGCATTGAGAATCTGAATCTCTTGATTCAATTGTTCTTGACGCTGTACATCCTGCTGCTGCGCCTGTCTGCGAGCTTGAATCTCGGCCAAGCCAGTACCAAGCTGTGCGCCCTGTGCAAACGCTTGGAATGGACTCTGTACGTCGATGTTGTAGTTTGCTGGTTGGACCATTTAAAATTCCTTTATCCGAATAAACTACCAAAGCCTGGTGTCACATTACCGCCTCGACCTTGCATTCCATATTGCAGACCTAAGAATTGAGCTGGCAAATTAAACACACCAGACAATGCTCGACCAGATGCCAACTCACCACCAGCCTGAGCCGAACCGATGTCACCCTCAAGACCAGAAATTCTCGCACCTGTTTGAATGCCAGCCGTACCAACTCCAGCCGCAGATTGCTGACCCAAAGTTGTTAATCCTGCCAAGCGTCCATATTGCCGATCAATCTCGGCTTGCAGCATGGCGGGTCTGAACTGACCAAGTGCGCCTTGGATGTTGCCACCTCGAAGCCCACCAGTTGCAGATGCGTTTTGCAGGAGTGCCTCTTCACCTTGTCTGACTTTCGCTTGGTAAGACTCGCCAGACTCAAGGGCTGCAATTGCCTCCGCCTGTGCCTCTGGGCCACCCAATCCAATAAGGTTCTGCTGCTGCTGCAAAGCAGGCTGACCAACGTCAACATAAGGTTTTAAAAGTGCTTGAACTGCATCAAATTGTCTGCGCTGCTCTTCAATGCCTCGCTGTGCTGCTTCTGTTTGTGCGTCTGCTGCTCTGCCCGCTGAACGGCTTTGCACTAAACCACCAATCAGCTGCGAGCCACCGACCACCAGTCCGGTAATTGGATCAGGCATTATGAAACTCCTTCATATAATCTTCAAATGTCTCGCCATAAAGAGACATAACTAAGCTGGCCATTTCAGTTGCTCTGCTCGTTCCATGACATAAAGCCACCGTCATCAGAACAACGTCATAAAACCCAGCACGCCACACAAAGGAGCGAGCATCAGCGAGACCCGCACGTTCGGCTTGGTCAGATGCTTGCCACTTTAAAATCATGGATGCCACAACAGGCGTGAGAGTCTGGGAATTGACAATCCAGAAACTGTTTTGGTTCATACCGACCAAAGTGTTCCAGATGCAGGCGTTCAAGTCTTGACGGGTAATCTTGTCACCATCAGCAACATCATCAAAGACTTGTATTGCACCCCAAAGCATCATCAGCCAATCAACGGCTGGCGCAGGCAATGAGAGACCGTTCTGTAGGTTCTCTCGCAGCGAATCAGTCATAAGCCCCCCGTTGAGATAAGCTGCTGGGGGCTTGATGGACTCAGCAATGACATTTTTGCACAAATTGTCATTTCAATCCATCTCTTCTTCACGTTCTTCCCACGCTTGGCACACTCTCATGTCGTTACAAATGAAATTGAGCTTGTCGCAATGGCCACGAAAGCCTGCGCCTTTGTCATATGCGCCCATAGGGATTTTCTCAATCTTTACCTGTGCCATCAGACTGTTGTCATAATATTCACAGTTTGAGCAATGTTTGCGTCTTGCGTCTTTCTCATCGCATTGCATAGCATCGGCCAGAGCCACATAAAAGGGCTTGTTTGCACCAGGCTCATTGGTCGGGACTTCTGGACCATAATTCCAATCCTGTACCGCAATGGCATAATTCTTCTTGTTTTCAGCTGTACTTAGGAACTCTTCTTCCATTGGTAGACCAGCGAAACCCTTGGGGATAATCATAAAGTTCTTCATTTCTTTCCTTTAAGTAATCTCTCGACCTGATGCCCGAATGGTCAACGAAGTGGCTGCGCTAGCAATTGTCGATATAAAACCACCAGACTCTAATGCCTGACCCACCAACTCTGGGCAAGTATAAGTTACATCGGGTGCGATACTGGTTGCATCAATAATGAGGTTTGACGCACTTGGAGAGCCGCCAGATGTTACCAAATTGCAGCTGAATGTGACGTTACTAGCACTCGTATTGGTAACAGTAAACTTGTCAATAATAGCTTTTGCATTGACCGCTGTGTACTGAGTTGTCTGGGCATTTTCAGCCTGCTTTGCTGGAATCAGCACCTTTACTGTAACAGCCATGATTGCTCCTTAAGTTGCTTCTGCGCCAGATGCGACAATTGTTAAACCCACCGCTGAGGCTTGTATCTGAATAGTGTCTCCTGCGTTTAATATCTCCACTCCGTTATATTGCAGAGTGTTTGCATTTGGCACAGGGACATCGTAAAGAAACGCATTCGTTGTGGCAGCTGAACCCGCTGATGGGACTAAAAACACACGGACGTTGATACTTGCGCCTGTGGTGTTGGCAACACTAAATTCTTTGAGAAATGTGCGAGTTGCCGCTGGAACTGTATAAAGAGTAGTCACGCCTGTGGTGATGGCCGCTTGTCCCAACTTGGTAGGGGTGATTATATCGAAAGCCATGTCAGCACCTGATTTGATCGCACTCGTTCGGTTTGATTTGCATAAGGCAAGATGCCATTGACATCATGTGACAACGCAATATTATTGCGTACAGGAGCAGCAGCCAATAACTCTAACTCTTGATCTATTTCGCTTATTTGCGACAGAGCATCATTTGCTGTTGCTTGCGCTATTCCCGCTGCGATGTTCACCACTAAAATGTCATCTGGTGAATCGACAACCGTCTCAGCCAAAGCAAACAGATTCTCAAATTGCTTGATCTGTTCAAAATCGTCCAGAAATGCAGCAAGTTGGTCTCTTGTCAGCCCAATAGGTCGAAAGTTTTTAGCCATTAGTATGCCAACCCTTCAATTTTCGCCTCAAGTCTTGCAAACGAAATATGTGAATCGCTGTCTCCACGAAACTTCTGGATTCTAAAGTTTCTCATGTGTCCCATCTGAAACCATGACAAACGCTTCGATGTGTTTCCAATTGTGCCAACCGTGATGAATTTCTCTTGGCTGTACGTTAGGCCATCAATTGAGTAACTGGTGCTAATCTGTGGATTGACACCCAATGCCACCCGACCCGTCAAGCTCACTAGCTCCATCTGGTGAAACAATGCACCTTTGCCCTCGTTGTAGGCGATCAGCGTACCAAATTCCCAGCGCACCTTATCGCCCCAATGTGAGCCAACTGTATCAACCAAATATCCAATATTGTTGGATTGCGGATCGCCCACCATCCATTTATCGTATATCCAAACCATGTTTCTAGCACGATATTGCGAGAAACCATCGGTTGTGGATGTCAGCACAAACCAGACTAAGTCTTGCAAAGCCTGTGACGCAGCTGCATCGAAAACAAGCGTTCTGTCTGGAAGATGGATATATAAATGCTGATGCGCTCGATCATTGCGTGCCTCGAGCTTAACCTTAGCCAGCTCCGCCTCTGAGTATTGCAGCAGAATCTCATCGACCTCTTGAGTGCTGATCTTCTTGGCCATACCGTTTGCGCCAAAATAGATGCCTGGCGATTCATTGCGTCCACTACCCAAGAATGCAATCGTCTCTTGAAACACACAGCACGCAAATGTTCCGACCACGCCCTTTTGAATCTGTGCGCCTTCAATGCGAGCAAACGGGAATAATGCGCCACCTACGTTGTCAAACACCTCAATCGTGTTTCTGTTCAGCGCATAGACTTCATTGCGTAGCTTCAACAATGCCACTACAGGGTCAGGATCAGCCTCAGACGAACCGTATTTAAGAGGGTTGACTGCGAATGGGTCATTTAATTCTGTGACTACCAAGAACTCGCCATCGGTGGTCATAAAGTAACCATCAACCCACACGAAATCCAACACCACACCTAAATCGGAATCAGTAATCTGCTGGAGCGTGCCATTGTATAAATACAGTCTGCCGCCTGAGTTGATCCCAAGATAGTCAAAACTGTAATCAAACGTGACTAGCTCAGTCACAGGCCCACCAACATCACCAAGCTCTGTGACCACGCCAGCACTAGAAATCTTGACGAGTTTCGTACCCATGACACGATAAAGCTCGCCACGATAATTCACGCCACCTCTATCCACCCCTGGTCCTGTGCCGTTCGATACGATCCCATCGCCTGGGCGCAGAAATCCCGTACTGATCCCGCTTGCCTTTGGGACAGGTACAAGGTTGACAGGGTAAGACGTTCTAAAGTCTGGCCCATTATCGGTAAATATGCCGCTGAGAATAGGGATTTGCATTTATTTCTTAGCCTTGTTTCTGGCAGAGATTTTCTTGGCTTTTGCCTGTGCGTCTGCCTTACTCGATGCGCCCCAAGCGTTCAGACTTAGCAGCAATCGAGTTGGCTTTCCATCTTTGTACTCTGGGCCATCATTGCCACCCATGCGAGCCAAGAAACTCGCTCGACGAGGATTGTCACCAGACTTGACCGGAGCTTTCAGCGTCATGCCCTCAGCCTTGGCACTCGCACGACCCTTGGCATTTAATCCTCCTTTAGGGTTCTGGCCTTCTTTGCGAGTATAGGCTGGGCTTTTCATCTGAATCCCTTAATCTTCTCTGCGACCTTCTTCGGTTGTTTGGCAAACTGCTTGCCCTTGGCTGTAGCTTCCCGCTTGGCCTTGGTGGTGGCCGCATACTCGGCTGGGGTCAGAGCCTTGATCGCTTTGGCTGGCAGATAACGCTCACCCGTCTCGGATGACTTCTTACCAGACTTTGTGCGCCAATCCTGACTTCCCCAATCCTTTAGACTTTTCTGAGGAGCTTTCATTTATATCCGCCCCCCTTCTCTTTGTACTTCTTTGCTAATAGTTGCGCCTTTCTTGCTGACCATTCACCCGCTGCCGTACCTTGCACCGCCGAACCCTTGATCTCCGCAAAGAGACGCTTTCGCATCGTTGGCTTTGTATAGTTGCCAGCTGCGTTGACCGAGGATTTCGGCTTAGTGGCCATTATGCAGTCACGCCCTTAATGACAGCAAAGTTAAATACTGGCGTTTCTGTGGTCGTGCCGCCTGTCGTATTAAATGTAATTCTGAAACTTCCTGCCGCAACAGCTGTCACCTTCAAATCATACAAATCCGTTCCAGAGCGTTGATTCAAGATAATCACATCAGTTGCTGCAACTGTGCTGTTTGTCACAGTAAACGATGCAGCAGTTGCTGACCCAGCTGCGCTGAACAGAGTGATTGATCCAGTTGTCTTATTGATCGTCACGCCTGTTGTGCGGCTTGTAACTTGAGTAATCGTGCCTCCAGCACCCGTTGCATAACCGACTCCTGCTGTGCCTGTCGATACAATCGTGCCTGTTGCTGTCAGACTTGTGCCTGTGGCCACACCAATTGCTGGGGTAACCAATGCTGGGCTGGTAAATGTGCCTGTGCTTACCGTTGGGTTTGTGAGTGTTGGAGTGGCAATAGTTGGGCTTGTACCAAAGACCAATACGCCTGTGCCTGTCTCATCAGTCATCGCTGTGCGTAAATTTGCACTTGATGGGTTTGCCAAGAACGCTTGGATACCAGCAGCATAAGTTGTCTCAGCGTTAATCTGATACCAAGAATTTGTTGGCTGATAGAAACGGATCGCTGTAGCTGTTCCTGCGGCCAATGAAGTCACGCCACCAAATATTGCAGATGCACCATTAAGAGCAATCGTCAAAGACGTAATCTCTTGAGTGGTCGTAATCAACACAGTCGTACCGTCAGGAACACTCGTATTCAATGGCAGCGTAATCGTGCCAGTTGCAAGCGTTGCAGCAGGCTGAATAAGCATCCATTGGTCTTGGCTGACAGGCGTTGGAACTGTGATATTAAATCCAGAGCTTGGCACATATAAATTGACTGATAGTGTCGGTGAGGCAAAGCTCTGCTGAAAGAATGTCAGCAAACTACCGATTGACGTTCTGCGTGCATCGCCATTGTTTGGCGAATAAACTGGCAGCTGATCTCCGCTAGAAATCGGGCTGAGTAAGGGCAATTGATTGATCGTTGGCATGACTGTTCCTTAGTTGTATTCGATTGGACCATCTGGACCAGCGTCCACAGGAGAATATGGGGGTCGGACAAATGGATTGTCGTAGACACGCCAGGGCTTGTTGCCTGCGCCAGAAGGCATCGTGCTTGGGAGTTGCTTTTCAAGAGGATAAGTCGCACGCTGGAGCAGGATGTCGTATCCTTGCTTGGCCACAAGCCTAGTCTCTGCCATGACCGTCTTGCCGTAACTTGGCGCAAGTCTGACACCTAGAGAGCAGATGATTGCCTCATAAGCAGAATCAGGCACATTGGTCTCTTCGTCAATGCTGCCATCCTCTGGACTCGATGGGATAGGATAACCTAAGCGAATCCCCTTGCCGTTCCAATCGGCCATCATTGCGTCGAGTCTGCGTCTTGCAGTCTCAAGTTGCTCAGGCAGCAAATCAAAGACATAGGATGCAAGCCCGATTTCTTCCAGCGCAGCTGTCACAAATTGCCGCTTGCTATATCCCATTTCAGCCTCCTAGTGCTGTTTCAATGAGCGAACTCAATTTCTTGTCTGATGTTCTACCATCAAATTTTATGCCAAGCTCACGAGCTTTGATAGCCATCTCCTCACGAGTTGGGGGCGCATCAGACTCGACTACCTCTGTCACCTCAACAATCTCAAAGACCTCAACGGCCTCAACAGTCTCTCTGACTCGCACATTCATTGGCGATGGAAAGTGAATCTTGATGGCCTTGCGCTCAATCTGAGCCTGCTTCTTGGCTTTCTTCTTGGCCAGACGCACCTCACGCCATGCAGCACGAGGTGCATTCTTAATAATTGCTGCTGACTTAATCATTTCTTTTTTGCGGCTTTCTTGGCTGGCTTGTTCATGCTGTAAGCCATTGCGACTGCTTGCTTCTGTGGCTTGCCTGCTTTCATTTCTTTCTTGATAGTCTTGGACATCATATCGCCCATTTTCTTACCCATCATAGCGTTCTCCAGTAGAGGGCAGGCCCACGATTGTGAGCCTGCTTATTGCTTTACATAATGCGATAAACGACAAAAGTATCAGCAGCAGTCTTGCGGAGACGGAAACGAGCCGCAGAACCAGAGCCAGCACCAGTTGCAGCTCCACCCACGATAGTCACGCCTGTGTTGACCGTTAAGGTCAAAGCAAACGCAGCCAATGTGATAACGCTGAAGTCGAACGATTCATCAATTGCAAATTGTGTAACCAAATCTAGGTTAGCACCAGTTGGCATTTGAATGTTACGGCTTGCAGTTGGTGTTGCTGTGATAATGCTAGTCAACACATCCGAAGCAGTTGCAATCATTGAACCACCATCAGCAATGTTCGCTGGCGCACCCTGAGGCTGCCAGTTTCCATTGTTGCTGATTGTTGGCGCAGTTCCAATTGCGTAATAAGCACCAGATGCACCAGCTTGAATTGTTACATTCGTTGCATTTGTGAATGCGCTGGATACATAGGTTTCGTTATCAGTCACAACCGACAACAAGTCTTGTGTATTTGGGAAATTGGGATAACCAACTTCTTGAAACACGCTTGCTGGCGAATATGATTTGACAGCGATTTTCTCGCCTGCTGGTACTGATACAGTTGTTGTACCTTGAGTAAAAATGACATCATAAGCCATGATTATTTCCTTTAAGGAGTCTGATTAAACAACAAGATTCCAGACATTTCTGGCTGCTTTTTGACCACACCAAAGAGTGTATCGAGACGATACTTAGTCTTCATTGTGTTCACATCGTATTGCTTCTGCATCACCAACTCGATACCCTGATCAGTCGATGCACGCATGACTGCGACACCAGCATCAGAAGGCACAGCGTAACGACCA